CTTTCGGGGGCACGCATTACTGTGGTGTCAGTCGGCTTGGTGGGCCGATTGACTTCACATCCTTTCAGGTCGCAGTATTTCCTTCTACAGGGGGTGGCTCTGGTACCTTTTCAAGGGCAATGGTGCCATCCTGCACAAAGAAGCGGAGCCAGCCCCGGGGCGGGTCTTCGCTATTCTTTTTGGCCTCCAAAAATTCGCTTACCAGCTTACCATCAAAGCTGGAAATTTCGTTGAACCAAGCCAGCCGTGCTCCACGATACTTGTGAGTCTTCTCCGGAACCAACTTGATAATTGCCGTGGGGCTGAATCCATAGTCAGCACGAGGGGCGCGGGGCTTTTTCGGTGCATTGGGATCGGCTGCAACCTTAGGCGCCTTTTCCTTCTTTGGTTTGGGTTCTTTCGGAGACTTAGCCACCTTGGCTGGCTTTTCCGGAGGTGTAGGTACATTCGTAGGCACTTCCGTGTGGTGCACGGGTCGTTTGGTCGGCGGTGTCAAATCAGTGGTTTCCATTTATTTTCCTCGAAACGTAAAAGATGCGTCACGAATACCTTACCATGAGCTATCGCTAATGTAAAGCGTTAGAACGCATGGGGCGCATACCTTTGCTCGTCAGATATCCTACAGCCAACGTGTTCGGTAGCGAGGCCTCAAATTCCGTAGGGGAAGAATATATTTGTACGATATCCCCTTTGGTGTATTCATTTACAAGTGTCTTTAATGCATTATCCCCTCTTTTCGTAAAGGCGCGGGTCACTATGTCACCTTCTTCATCAACCCACACCACAATGTCATAACCTTTGGCTTCTCGAGCGCTGGGGGGCCGCATAACCGTATTATGTACCACTAATGGCTTCGTTACCACAAACCGACAATGCTTCGTTCAGATCTGACTGAGTTCTATCTTTCTGAACGAGTACCTTCACCACTTTTTCGTCTAAGGTTTCTGTGGCGATGATGAGGTAAACGAATACACGATCACTTTCTTGCCCCTGACGGTATATGCGAGCAATGGCTTGGTCGTAGTGCTCAAAATTCCAGGTAATTCCGAACCATATAATGTGTCTACACGATCGCTGTAGGTTAAGCCCATGCCCCATACTAGCGGGATGGCCGAGGAGCACGGGAATATTTCCAGCATTAAACCGCTTAATGATACTGTCCAATCGCGCCGGGCTAAGCCCACCCCCCAAAACCTCACAGGCCCCCAAACTTTTTTGAATTCTTTCACGGTCGTGGTCGAACTCATAGAGCACAAGTACTGGGCTTCCTGACAATTCCTCCACGAGATCAGCCAGAGCCTCAAGTTTTGCATCATGTAAAGGTATCGCCTTACCGCTTTGATCATACACTGCCCCGTTAGCTGCCTGCCGGCATTTTACCCCGGCGACTGCAGCGGTGCTGGCAACGATGATCCCTTGCTCCATCTCGGAAAAGAATTCTCCCTCTATTTGATCATAAACCTTTCTTGCTGATGGGGGGAGCTTGACCTCTATCTTTGTCGTAATCAACTCCGGCATTTTCAAGTAGTCTTCTGCCGACATCCGAACGACCAGGGGGCTGATCCGTTCTATGATCCTTGGGAACGCGTCGGGCTGTGGGGTGTACTCGTATCCGCCGTACCCCGATTGCACGAAGAAGTTTCGACGATAGTGTGTAATGTATCGTCCTAGCGCCCGTCCAAGATCCAATACGTACATCTGCCCAAACAGGTCCATCAATCCGTTCGGGACAGGCGTTCCTGTAAGAATCCACCGCCTTTTGAAGGATGGTAACCACGTCTTCAAAAGCTTGAATCTTTTTGTCTGAGAATTTTTGAACTTTGTTGATTCGTCTACGATCAACACGTCGTACTGAGGACGATCTCTTTGTGCGAATAGCCATTCAAGTCCCTCCGGATTTATCAGGTGTATGTCTGCCTCATCATTCAAGCCCCGTATCTTTGATGATCCATGTAGTATCGTGTGGGTCATCTCCTTGAAGTCGTACCATTTCTGCAACTCCCCCGGCCACGTGCTCATCATGGGACGGAGGGGAGCTATAATCAGGACTTTCGTAATTAGGTCCTGTTCCTTCAGGATCTTTAGAGCCGCTAGGCAGATGCTGGTCTTGCCCAAACCGGGGTCTAAGAATAGTCCCGCTGCTGCTTGGCTCAGCAACATCTTGATCGCCCTCATTTGATATGGGTGAGGACTCCAGTGCGGCTTTAAGGATGTTAATTCCTTCGATGACATTATTACAGTAGAAGGCAGGGATTCCACGGCGGCGTAACTCCATGATCCTATAGTTTTGGAGAGGTTCAGGTCTCGTAATACTAGGATCTTTAAATTCTATGAAAATAGTGTGGCCGGTTGGACTCAAAAACAGTCGATCAGGCCAACCACGCTCGGCAAAGCGGACCTTGGGGGTGAGGAATTTATTTTTCAACGCCCAGGCCACCACTTTATCCTCTATGTATTGCTCATTTAGAATCGGCATGGCCCCCCCTTCGCCTGACTGAACGAGCAGCGGGTGCAACGGAAGGATGGGTTAGGGATAAATTGAGTATCGCGCTCAAGTTTTTGCACCCGATTTTGCCATGGCTCCCGCAACATACGCACTTGATCACGATGGTAGGTCTTATGACGGTTTTGTCCAAGGTCAAGGTAAACGTGGAGGGCCCGCACTTCTCGCACAGCAGGGTATGTGGAGAAGACTCCGAGAGAGTAAATGGCTTTTTGCTCGTCATGGTCTGGGTAGATTTTACCGGTTTTCCAGTCATAGATAATCGCCATTTCTTTTGTCGGGAATACAAGGAGATCGAGGACACCTTTCCACCAGATTTCCGGACTTTCCCACGGGATGGGGTTCCATTGTCTGTCAACCCCGAGTTTGATTTCCGGATAATTCTCAAGGGAGCGGATTTGATTAAAGAATCCTTGGTAAAAAGAAAGTTCCGGGGTAAGGGCAGTAAGGTCCCCCTTAAGGTATCCTTCAACCACCGCATGACTGGATACGCCCCGAGAGGCAGATTCGGAACGCTGCTCTTGGAGTCCGTCAATATACTTGTATCGGTATTTCGCCGCACATTGCTCATACGTCCCCAATGAGCTGAGTGACCAGCTCTTTCTCGCGACCATTACGCTACCCATTTTTCTTCCTCTTCAATGTCTTTCCAGTTATACCCGACAAAGCCTTCGCTTAGCATGGGCACGTCAAAACGGTCACGGTTCATGTGGTACTTTAATCCTTCCATTGCAGGCCGCCATTCTTCTTTCGGCGCACTAATATTGATTTCATCATGAACTGTCGCGAGGAAAATCCCACCCCTTTTGTCTTCGTTCCAGTCGCAGAGGGCTTCTTTCGTTTGGTCTGCCGCTGAACCTTGAATGAGATAGTTAAGGAGTTTGTATGCAAAATCGCGGAATTGTCCTCCAACTTCCTTGGAAGGCTCAACGTAATACAGACGTCCTCCCCAGGTTCGTATAGGTTGTCCAGACTTTCCCCTTCTCTGAACGTCTTGCATAAGCGTTCTAACTCCCGGAAGAGCGTCAAGGTATGCTTCCTTGATTGCGAATCCTTCGGAAATAGCCCTTCCAAGTTTTCGCGCAATGCCAGTTGCTCCTGAACCGTAGATGAGACTAAAGCCTGTAACTTTGATATCTTTCCGCGCATACTTCACCTGAATGAGGCGTTCGATAATCTCCACCGCCATCTGGTGGGGATCTAGTTTCGGGTTAGAGCGATATGCCTCACATAACGACCCGTCCTCAAAGTGAGCAAGTATCCGAATTTCTTGCGATGAAAAGTCGCGCTTGAGCCATACATGCCCGAGTTCTGGTAGGCAATACACTCGCATAAGTGGGAAAGGAGGTAGGCCATCTGGCACAGGGAGAGGTCTGCCCAGAGCGTCAACAAATTCATTCGGGACGTTCTGGAAATTTGGACCCGAGCTACTAAGGCGTCCCGTGCGAGTGCCTGTGTCGTTGCCACCATCTCCTCTGGTTCGTACTTGATTCCAACTAGGGTGCACACGTCCGTCAGAGGAACTAAATAGAAGCCACGGTCGCATGAAAGTTGAAAGACAGGTCCCGATACCGCTCGTGTATTCGACAAGTGTCTTAACCTCAGGTATAACGATCTGCAGATTGTCCTTGCTAAGAGATCGTTTTTTACTCTTAGCCGTATAAGTCCATTCCGTTACAGCCCCGCTCCGTTCTAACGCGTCTGCATAAGACTCATCGTGCTCAAGATCACTAACAGTGCAACCAAGGCGACTGGCAAGGCGAGCAGTAGCCACTTCCAATGCCTGTGTGTATATTCTTTCGTCACCTTCCAAGCGCTCACGATCCAAGCGAATGCCACGGCGAGTACCGCACACCAGCAG